ATGTACACGATAGCCCTCTTCGTGGAAACCACTAAGAATCTGTACACTCTCCACATTGGAGCTCAACTGCGCGCATCGCAGTACGTCTTCCATCCCAGTAGGTAGCCTTTATCAGCCGGCATTTCATTGGGAACCCATTATATAGACACGATAATACAATATACATATACATTAATTTTTATACTAGTTAATTGGGATTAGTTGGTTTTAGTCGTTTACCAATTATTTAAAGTCCTAAGGACTGAGCCTTTTCGAAGTGAAACACGAACCACACGGTTTGCTCAAACCAATAATGTTCCACTCGCCTTCAACGACCACACCCACTAAGCTTATTCTGGAATAAGTAACCTTCTATACTCTATACTAAAGCAAACACACTAGGATCTACCCGTGCAGCAAACAGATAAGCAGCTGTCACCGTAGTGGCACCCACCGAAATGGTGAGTTCAGCATACTTCAAAGTGGGACTTAAGACAACATCATAATAAGCTGTCCAAAACAGTCCAGTTGCCGCACCATTAATAATGGTGTTGGTTGCATAGCCCGCTTGCGCGGCAAATGTGCCATACAACGCTGTTGGAGTAACAGACGTCAGCACAGTTCCATTCACTTTCATAGTAACTATATACCTTCCAGCAGCACCAAATCTAATGGTGTTAACTGCTCCAGCTGCCCCAGTACTATCCACAACCACAGTACTCCCAACATTAGTAGTACCATTATCTGGCCACATGCTAGTTTGGGTTGATGTTGTGGAGTAAACTTCACTAACATCAAAAGAGTTGGGATGTGGGTACATCAAATCAACAACATAATCTACGTAGAGCTCACCAATTTGATTGGTGTTAGCCCCTAGATCAGTTGCAACAATGACACTACCCATGTCATAAGTTTTGAGATCACCGGTTGTGAGAAATCCCTGTCTTGTAAACAAGACAGCACGATCTCCACGAGGAACAGGAACAACCAGTTTAACTGGTGTCCAGCAAGCAGCCTCAACATTAGGAGCAATGCTGAATATTTGCTGCTTATTCGCTGGCAGGGGGTCAAGCGCATTATAATTATACGCCAAAGTCACCCGTCCTGCAGTAGCAGTACTAATCGCCGGTACGAATGTATACTCTAGAGTCATAAACTTATACTTATCATAATTAGCTGCAATTGCAGCTAACCACGGGAAGGTTGAGCTCACTCCAGGATTGCATTCGAAATTAACCGGCAGAAATGTTGTAGAGTTAGAAATAGCTGAGACATACTCACGATGTTTGATGCGGCAGCCACCATTGATTCCTTTAGTAAAAATGGCGCTACCAGCATTTAACATAACACCAGTTGCTAGTGGTGCCACGTATTGAGTTGTCTTGCTAGCGCCCATTGGATTAGCTTTTGCTTTTCGCAAGGACGGCTTGGGGCCTGTTGACCCCCGCAAATTTTGTTTCCCATTTCCATTAACCATTTTGTTAATTTTGTTAGGTTGGTTAGATAAATTACTATTGGTTGTATTGAACTTATCGAAGACCCGGGTGACACCTTGAACGCCTACCAGAGCACCAGCAAGCCAGCGCTTTGGGTTAAGGTTGGTTAAATTGTCCTTAGCAAATTTAATATCCGCCATAAACAAATCACCGCCCACAGCGTACGCCGAGTCATGGTCACGACAGGTTTGATCAAAATCATCAATTGCCTCAACAGTAGAAACAACCGAGTTTTGATACTCACCCGCTGACCATCCGGGTCCACAGTAGTTGCCATGATATTGCATGAGTTATTGAAAAATGGTTTGGTAGTTGATATGGTTATCGACTACCGACACCACTTGAGAATTCTGGTATTCATCATAATACTTCTCAAGTTCAATTTGCTCATCGGGAGTGTAACCCCAAGCTATAAATACTTGGAGACGAACATTAGCGGTCGGTTCCACTACTTGTCGTTTCATCCCATGCGACATCAGGTACATGCCACGATTTCGATTCAGGTGGTCTGCCAACTTGCTGACCCGCCCGTTCCCCAACCGTTGGAGACATCGATAGAAATTTTGCACAATGGGTATTCCACCATTAAGTGCTATTCCACCGTCCCCAACAGCCGCGGCCCACGCTTCAAACACCTTGGGGTCTGAGAGATTCTGCGTGCTCAAACTATCTTTCCGCAATGCGGATGGAATGTTGCGCACCATCATGCAGGTACCATCATCTAATTCAATAGGATGCATTTGACAAAACTCAATAGCACATAAGTCGTAAACAGGCTCTTCTGCCTCCATTCTAAAACCCATATCTAAAAACCATTCGTCTAAACCATCCATGAACTTGACTTCATTCTCTCTTTCCATGAACACCACACAGTCATCTCCATTATTCACAAGCTTAATGTCAACACCCACATGTTGTCCATACTCATAAACTAGAGCACACATAATTAGGCAATTGCCCAAAGCTGTGTTCATGTCCCCACTGAATCGCCGTCCTTTCACTTTATACCGCAATTTCCCATCGTTGCAATAGCCACGCCCAACATTGTTAATCTGGCATTTCAATAGTCTTCTTAACTCTTCACTATTAAAGATTCCGTTATATATAGAATGTTCCCATTCCAACGCTGCCACACTAACGTGCATGTCAAACTTCTTGGCATCCAACCCAATTGCCACTGGGTTGGCAAAACTGTTCCATTTGCCACGGATAATACTACCTACACCTTCTACATTGTAACCCTTCATCACTGTGGGCCCATCTCCAAAAATTTTCTTAATGGCATGGTAGATACGATGTTCGATATGTTTTATATACTTAGCTAGTACAATATTGTACACTGCTTTCCTTGGCTGGATACACCTTGC